TGTCCAGAGAAACCCAAGCTGCCATAGTGTCGTAAATCTCTGTCCCTCTGTACTGAGCCTGGACATCCCACTCGGAGAACTTAGATGCGCTCATAGCAAGGACATCCTCGAGAGTTACCCAATTAGCCATAATATCTTGCTCGGTATACCCCTCGGCCTGGATTTTAGATTGGAGACGGACCGTAGCGATCTCCCCTAGATCCAATAGATTCTCGGAGTAATAATATCCTTCGGGGTAGTACTCGCTAGTTAGGTAGTCCCCCTCGACAGCTTTTTTCAAAACTAAAGTGTTACCGGATTTAACTGTTAAATGCTTAGACCCATTTAGAGCCGGGAAATCCGATACAGTGCTTATTATATTTAGCCCGCTCAGTTCTGGAATGGAAGTTATCGCCGCTATAGCCGCCTGAGATTCATTGCCATTTAGATCCACAGCCTTAATTAAATAAGTTCCGGTCCTTGCCTGAGTGGCGTATAGGTTAGAGTTTCTATCCGCCCTAATTAGAGGTACTGAGTTCTCCCAAGTGGCACTTGTTAAGGGGCTATAGCGAATTAAGTATTCATCCAGGTCAGTATCGTTCACCCTATCCCACACTAATTGCAATACTTCCCCTGTGATATCTATATCCAACTTCGCTACATTACTCGGGCGAGTAGTCTTTCTAACTGGAGTGGCTGTGACCTCGCCGACCTCGGCTAAATCAAGTCTCTTACCTGTAGCAGACACGGCAAGGACTTTAAAATTATGCTCGATACCTAACCTATTCTCCTCGACAATAAATCTATAGTTAGAGGATTTAGTAGAGTCGAGTACGTCATACCCTCTGCCGTCGTCCACATAGACGGTAAAGATATCAAAGACCGCTCCAGAGGGGACGTCCCAATCTAAATCTATGTAGTAGGTGTAGCTTGCGCCGTCAGAGGACCAAGTATTAGCTTGAACTTGTAAGTTCTGAACCTCGGGAGGAGGGGCAAAATCTGGATTGGAAGTGAGACTAATCCCAGCATTGAATGTAGGTAAGTTTCCAGTACTCTCGGAGGCATGAATGGCATTGGCCCTATCCACTAAGAGTAATGAGGCAGTCATGTCCTCATTAGGGGTAATTGACTTAACTATGCAGTCGTAAACTATGCTGCCAACTTGTCCGATGACAATTAGGTTCCCTACAATCGGAGTGTCTGGGCCATTAAGATCGAAAGTATCTGGGGAGACAACTGTCAGAGTATTTTGTTTAATCTGCCCGTCATTTTTTCTAAATACAAATCCATAGGAGACAGGGCCAGTCTCAAGTCCGTCATCAATAGTAATTCTATTCCCGCTGACAGATTTAACTCGAGCCGCCTTGCCTCCGACTTTCATAACATCTTGAACGTACTGAACGTAATCCCCGCGAGTACAAACTAGGTACTCAAAATCTACATCTATCGAAATGGTTTCTTGTCTTAGACGAGATTGGAAAATTAAGTAGCGGGCATATCTCCATGCTTGCTCGAAGTTAGTAGCTCCAAAGCAAGTGTGTTCCTCAAAGAGTGTGGCGGTAGTTGAATCATAGCCGTCATCATACACTACAGCCTCAGCTAACTCCCAACTCTTTGCTGGATCAATGTACTTAGACTTTATAGCGTGAGGAGGATTTACATAACTCCTCTGCGAAGAAAATCCCTTAGAGTTACGGGGAGTAAATATCTGAACGGGAGTAGTCTTTTCAGTGTCGAGTAGAACTCCGTATTTACCGTCGATTAAATTAAGGCTCGCTTTAGCTGCGTGAGTAATCTGAGTGGCAAGAGAGTGTACGGTAGCTGCAAAATCTAAAACGAAATTGCACTCGAATCTTGGTTTAATATAAGTTATCTGAGGATGAGGGGACGGAATAGCCGCACAGTAATTCGCCCATGCTATTAGGCTAGGAGTATGTAATCTACTCTTTGGTATTGCTCGTTTATTTACTGGCCCGGTGAGAATATCAGCAAATACCCAAGCTGGATTGTTAGTTGGTTGATTAACCCACGCAGAGCCATTATAAACGGGGAGGATTGAAGTACATACCGCCGAGAGATTATCTATTGACCCGCTAATCTGATTCGTAGCCCGTATTTTAATCTCCATGAATAGATGACGTTGCTCAGGTCGCAATGGAACTGTGTCGTACCTAGACTGTAGATTAAGTACGGTCATATCGTCTTGGATAAATGTGGTGTGTGAGGAGGAGGAGGACACTCTCTCAATCCGTACTTTATATTGCCCCGGAGCGTAAGGTTTAAATCTAACTCCAGCAAAGAATGGGTCAGTAGATTTACGAGTTACTTTAAAGAGGGCTGTAGGACGAGAGAAACAGCTTTGAGTGTAGTCCTCTGTTTTGAACGGATCGTTAATTATAGGATTTAGAGGATTGCTGCTATAGGTATCTTGAGTGTATTTCCAAGTTACAGTAGGAACGGAAGTAGCTACAAAATTAGTAAATGTGACTTTATAGTTAAGGATGTTAGGAATAGGGACAGCGTTATCATACTGGTAGGGGGCTATAGAGGCCACGGTACCTAAGTAAATACCTGTAGAAGTATTTAGACTCGGTTTTTGGAATATAGGGCCTCCAGAACTATTGACCGAGGATACTTTCTTCAAATAAATCCTGCCCCCAACACTGATATCCCCTGTAGTAGTAACTACTATGAATGTGGCCCCAGCGGGTATGCCGAAATAGGAAGTTACTTGGGCGGTAGTTACGGTATCGTATCCGTCTCCCCCTGAAACAGCCTCTACATACACTAAATCCGGGCTTATTTTAGAGTAGATCGAAATGTCATTAACCGAGTTCATCGGGGCCAGAGTTATAGTCTTATCCCCCGTAGCTATGTCTCCGCCGAGTGGGACAAAGTCACTGACATAGTTAGTGTTATTAAAAGACCTCCAACTATCTGTACCTACCTGAGCAAAGAAAATCTCCATTGTAACGGTTCTATCAACTAGGTCTCCAGTGGCGGTTCTAGCATATAGTCCACTAGGGAAGGAGAACTGAATAGATATCTCTTGATTGTAAGGACTAGCTACATCGGACAACTCTCTAATGAGCGAATAGTCTGGGGCGGGGGCTCCGTCATTCCTATTTTCATTGAGAGCGATCCCAACTGTCTGATACTCTACATCTCCTTTGTAGAGAGAAAGATTATTTACTGTGAAATTATCCCAAGTTCCCTCAGGAGTAACAGGTTTTTGGAAATCCACTAAATTGTAAGTTACATTTTTGTAGTAGGCTAAGCCTGTGTCCCCTAGTTGGATATCACTTACAAGTAGTGGCCCGTATCCGAAATCGTAGAGGCCGTAGAAGTATTGAACCAACTCCCCTGTGTCTGGATCTGGCTCGAGTTCTACATAGGGGTTAGCGGCGACAGTAGGAAACATTCTATGAGTTCCGTAAAGCCTCGGGACGTAACCATACTTATTCGGAGAATTTGATTGAGAGGTTATTGTGTAAATCTGAGCGCGGTCTTTAGAATAATATATCCGCCAGCTACGGTGACTCCGGCTGTAATTAGGGCCCCGGCAAACTGTCCGAAAGCCGCCGATGCCGCTGTCCCCGTATAGATAGTTACCGCAATAAAAGCTATAGTAGCTATAGCTTTTCTCTCATTATCCCCCTCTAGTTTAGGGGCTATTAAAATACTATCCGATTCAATTATCTTGGTACTGTCCCAAAGATTTTCCTCAACTCTATGACCATTAAGCAGCACTTGAAAATTCTTGGGATCGAGTCCTCGGTCAGTTAAAATATCCCTGACCTCGTAACCCAACTCTTGTCTCAATATAGGTAAATTCAAATCCCCGCTGTCGTCCCCGAATGAAGAAAGTCTAAGTCTAATCATATTGTTGCCCTATAGTACCCGGTCACTCTATGCTTCCAGGTATGAAGTCTGTCCATAACACTTCCAGTAGCCACTCGAGAGTGTAGGATAAATTGCTCGTCAATGTATATCCCTATGTGGCTCTCTACTCCCTCGATCTTAATTAAAACTATGTCCCCGTAAATAGGGACATCAACTTTTTTAAAATCCCCCGCATGGGTATAGATCAAATTTTTTATTACTTCCTTGTCCTCAGGTTTCTTACCCTCGAAGTAGTGTCTCAACTCTAATCCAAACTCTTGTTTATAAAAGGCCACGCACAAGTCCCAACAATTCATAGTCTCATGGGGTATTCCTACATAGCGTGATAGATTCATCAGAATAACCCCGGAAAATTTTTGGGGGTATATTTCTCGCTTGATAGCTCCGTGTAGAGGAAATTATCAATGCTCAAATGGGCACTGATTTTTGTTTTACTGTAGGTGATGTTGAATATCTTTAATTCGTCTATAGACATCTGAACTGCGTTCGGTATCGAAGCCAAAACTAATTCCAATTTAACATCTATCGGAGTTGTGAC